TCCATCATCTGGTTGATGGTGGTATCGATCACGTCAGACAACGGCTCGAGCAAATGCCCAAAGCCGACGTCGTAGAAACCGCCCTCCGGATCAGGGACGAACGGGATCTTGACGAAATAGCCACGCTTCGGGATCCGGATCAGTGATCCAGTCCGTTCGCTAGTGACGATCTGATCGGCATCGAAGCAGGCGGCGATGCGAAGCACCTTCTCGGTCTTCTCGTGAACCGTGACAATCCAGGGCTCCGGCACGCCGTCATCGTCAAGATCGAGATAGCGATGCTGTTCAAGGATCGTGTGGGGCGCGTCGTCGTCTTCGGTCGCTGCGCCGTCGGCCTGGCCCTTGATGTCGATCTGGCTGTATCGCCCTTCGCGCTGGCGCTCTGCGATCTCGTGAGGATAAAGCGTGAAAACGTGCGTCGCGCGAGGAACTGAGGTGAGGGATTTCGTCTTTTGGTTCACGACGAAATCGAACGCACTCACCAGATCATCGCAGAACCCGGCCTCCTTGCTTGTGTCCTCATAGACCTTGCGGAATGCACAGCCCACGATTGGGATCTGATGAAGCGCGGTATCGACACTCGCTTCCCAGCCATCCACCTCGTAGAGAAGCTGGTAGCTCATGTGCTGGGACACGCGGTCGCCAGATGCGGCCTTCACACCATCTGGATCAGCGCCGAGCACTTGGCATTTGACGATGCGAGGCCCGTCGCAGATGGCGGGATAGGCGCGCGCAGCGAATTGCAGGGCCGCCGTCGTCAGCAAAGGATATTTGACGTTGCTGGCCTTGGGCCACGGGAAGCTTTTCTCGTCCTTCTTCTGGCGGGCAAGGTCCATGGCCCGTTTGGCGCGGTCTTCCCAATCCTTCCGGCTGTCCTTGTCGACCTGATACTCCCGAACGACCTTAGGTCCAATCTTGTTGAGCTCGACTTCGTTCAGTTCGTCCGCGACATTGACCATGTTGGCCATCTCGCGCAGACGCTCGATGCGCGCCTGCATCGCGATGATGTGCGGTGGCGGAGGAGGAGGCGGGACCGGGAAGTTCAGAACCTCGGCCGATGGCTCAGCGATCATCAGTAGCCCGTGCTCGCGTTGCCGTGGCGGCGCTCGTCGCCCCATTCATCGTCATCTTCCTCAACCTCTGGACCGAACTGCACAGCGAACGTGAGGCACGACGCGTCCCCGAGATCAGGAGAGAACCCAAGCCGCTCGCGGATATGGTCCTTGCTTTCGAGCACAAGCTGCATGGTCGAATTGAAGTGCGTCGCGCCCCTGCCTCGCACCGGCGCGCAGAGGTCTGCGTGAATGTCGTCATCGTCGGGAATCTGCACGCCAGCAGGATCGTCGAACCACGCCCGCATCGTGTCCCACATTTCAGCGCGGCGATTGACGTAGCGCACCGGCTCATAAGCACGTGAGCCGAAGTTGACGCCTTGCACGAGGCGCGGACCTTCGAGTTCACGAAGGCGATCGTAGACCCCTGCGCCTAGGCCCGTGATGTCTACGACAACCTTTGCGAGACCAAGAGGACGCAGGCGGGCGATCTCTTTGCGGATTTCAGCCACGACGATCATGGTGTCGGCGTGATCGATGCGCTTGCAGGTATTCCGACCGAGGCGGCGGCCCTGGCGATCGATGAGCCCGGTCTTGTCACCACCACCGCGCGCCGGATCGACCCCGAGGATGATCGGCCCGAAGGAATCGACCTTCGTCTTTCGAGCGCGGAGCACCTGCTCTGGCGTGATGAAGGCTTGTTCGCCTGACGTCTGGAACGCCTCCGCGGCGTTCGCCGGGTACTCCTGCTTGAACTGCCAGCAGGGCTCGTCTGATGTTCCGCCGGCAATAATTGCGAGATCACGGTTCTTGAGCCAGGCCCAATAGATCTGCTCACGCGTCAGGCCATACGCTGCCTGATATTCACCCCAAGCTTGCGGCGGCTTCCAATCGTCGGGCACGGTCTTGGCGTACTCCTCATGCCAGAACCACGGGATGAAGATCGCTTCGAACTCGCTTTCACCGCGCTCGGCAGCCTTCCATTCCGAATGAAAGCTGTTGCCGATGCCGTTCGCCGTGCTCTCTCGGATATCCTCAGTGCCTGGCGCGTCGGCGATGGCCTGCTTCAGACCGGCGCTGTGGTTTTGCGCGTTGGGCCAGAACGCCGCCTCAGATCCATGAAAGAACTGGATCGTTTCAGAGCGTCCGACTTCCGCAGTTCCAGCCGTTGCCACCTTGTAGCCGCTGTCCAATCCTGAAAAGCTCAATTCCTTGGCGTTCGCCTTGCCGGTCTGAGGCCTGACCAGTTCGGGGCAGTTCTCGTGAAACCGCTTCGCCATTCCGAACAGGTTTTCTGACGCCGTATCGAGATGCGCGAGGATGAAGGCCCTCACTCCAAATCGATGACTGACCCGCCAGTAGAAGCGGCCAGAGATGTAGGTCGAGATGCCGACCTGCCGGCCCTTGAGGACCAACGCTCTGACCTTACCCTTGGTGCGCAACTGCTCCTGAAGGCGTTCGTGCAGAAAGCGCTGAGACCGATTGAGTTCGAAGGGGACTACGTCACCGGACTTGGTCCGAATGCGCAGGCAGCGCGGACCATAATGGGTGAAGTCGTCTTTAAGTTTCTGCCGAACCGCGCGCTCGCGGTCAGAGAGGCTGCTCAAAGGAAAGTTATTCCTCGATGCGAAGTATCAGCCCGGGGATCGGAGACACTTTCTGGAATGCATTTGCTCATTCCAATTCCTTGATGGCCTCTTCGTGCTTGTGAAGGTGCAGATCGAGAGATCCCTCAATCGACTGCAAATCGGGGATCGTTTTCTTGAGCAAAGCGACTGCAGCTTTGACCTGTGCCGGCGTCATTTCCACCGGCTTTCCAGTTTGCTCGTCGTTTTCCGAAAGAGCGAACGCACCCAACCGTTTAACGAGCTGGGTGGTTCGGATGGCATCTCGTGCACGATCATCGTTCTTTGGGTTCAGTCTCGCAGCCATTGTTTCACAGGTTGTTTCACGTGGATCGTGTGATGTCACAGTGTTACGCCTGAGCGAACACAGGCGGCGCGATGCTCAACTCTGCTGAGAGCTTACGATCAGGGAATGCGGGCTTGAGCGGAGCAGGAGGTTCCGTAGCCATGGGCTTGAGCGTGGCTATGGTGATGGGCTCGTCGTCTTCCTTGCGGCGATAGAGGCCAGCAACAAAGAGGCCGATAGCTGGGAGAGTTGTTCCAGCCAGAGCCATGGCAAGATTGGCGGAAAGCTGAGTGCCTTCCTCGACGAATGCGTCGGGCTTGAGCTCGCCCTTGCCGACAAACGCAGCAGCCTTCGACAGGAAGGCGTTCATGTGCTCGGTCTGGGAGGATTTGTGCTCGATGTGGGAGGACTTCTCCCGGGCCGAGGCGATGACCTTTTTCGTGGCCTCGATCTTCTGCGTGGTCTCGTCGACGCGCTCGAGCACGGCGATGCGAGATGCCGTGTCGTCACGCTCCTGGGTGCGGGCGAGGCACTTGGCCTTGCAGCCGCCGCGGGCCGCTTCCTGCTCAATGGCGAGGTTGAGGCTGACGAGCTTGGCGCGGAGCGCATCAGCGGTCACAGTCGGCGCCCAGGCGTTCGCCTTCTGCAGATCGGCAAGACGGGCCTCGAACATGGCCAGCGTCTTCTTGGCCTCTTCGACATCGGCGCGGCCATCGTCGTATTTGACGTTCTGGACCTTGGTGATGGCGAGATCGTTTCCACGAATGCCGGCGGTGTAGGCCGCATGCTGGCCGAACTCGATCACGAACAGCGGTGCTGCCAGGAGCGACAGGGCAATTGCGACGCCACGCTTACGCTCTTCCCAAGCCCGATAGGCCGCATCAGGGATGAAGGCGGTGACGAACGAGAGGATGGCGAGGAACACGGCATGTGCCGCGGTCATCTTCCAACCGACAGAGAAGCTCATCCACGCCGCAGCGACGAGGGCGGCCAGGCCGAGAGCGAGCCAGAACTTCCCGAACGGGGTGAAGCTGTTGAACAGCGATCGAAGAGCGGCTTTCATGGTGCTTCCCCTTCAATTTGAGGGAACGCATACGGAGTTTTATGGAGCGGACGAGGTCAGCGGGATATGTAGGCCGCTGCGGCTGAGATGGCGGCAAGCTCGGTGCCTCCGATCTTCACGAAATCGAGGTGGACGCCGAAGGCGCGAAGCACGGCGACGGTGATCATGATGACCGCGGCTAGGCCGACGATCTGCTTCACCGTAGAGACGATGTTGTTCAGGTCCATTTTCATCTCGCGGTCCTCAGAACTTCCACCGGCCGCCGAGACGAGTCACAACGTCACTGTCCGTAATGCCGCTGCCCCACTTCGAAGCGACAAACTCGGCCTCCGCAAAACCCCATAGCTGGGGCGAGAGGAACTCCAGCTTCATCTCGGCACCACCGCCGATCATGAACTGGCCGGTCTTGCCGACCTTCCAGTCATCGAACTTGGCACCTACAGTGCTGTAGAGGTTCGCCGCGGCGTTCACAGCCAAACCGAACTTGAGGAACAGCGTGCCGGTATTGCGCCAGTCTGCGAGATCAGCACGGACGCCGGCACCCATGATGATGTTGCTCGACCGCACGTCACAGCCGCCGCCGACACCGGCCTGGGCCTCACGGGTGTTGCGCAAGAATGTCCCTGCAACGCTCGTCTCGACGTAGCATGTGGCCTTGCTTGGATCAGGCAGGGCCATGATCTGCTCGGGTGTGAGGTCTTTGGGCTTGTTGAGGTCTGCGGCCTCCGAACGGCAGGCGGTGAGAGCCAGGGCGAGCGCACCGGCAACAATCAGCAACTTCCGCATGATGCTCTCCAATGCGTGGTGAGTTTCGCTGGCTCGGGTAGAGTGATCTGCAGGTGAGGCGTAGCGGTTAGGTGGGTGGCGTCAGCGCAGAGTCTTTGCCCGAGCTGCCATTCCAACCTGGGCGGCAAACTGATCGCCATAGAGATCGCCTTCAGTCTCAAGCAGAAACTTGAGCACGGCGATGCGCCTGGATGGACCGAGCGGAGACAGCGCAACCCGAATATTTTCGATAGCTGCGATATCTTGATCTTTTTCTCGGCCGACCCCGCATGATTTCTCAGTGGCACGGACATCCTGCTGGTATTTGGCGGAATCCATGATCTCTCCGTGTGAACGCAAATCGGGCGGCCCATTGCGGAGCCGCCTGGAAGTGCTGGAAGGCATAGTTATGGAGTCGCGGCTGATGGATCGTCAGCCAGGGGCGCCTACGCTTCATCGCCGCAGCGGTACTAAGGGGCGCTCGTCCGAATCACTTTATGCGCGAGTTTTGCCACAATTGCAAGGTCTGGCGTTCTACTTGCCCACTGACTTCAGATACGCCTCCAATCGCTGAAGAGCTTCGATGAGCTGTGGCAACGCCTCACGATTGATCATGGCGTTGCCCTCATAATCGCAAGTGTTCACGTGGACGAAGTCCTCGTCGCCATAAATATTCGCGCTTGGCCCATTGTACGGGTAAGATCCAACTTGTGGCTCGTCCCTGCACCCGACTTGATAATTCCCCGGCTCATGCTCTTTGAGATATGCCGTTCTCACCGCTTTCGGCGGATTTTCCTCGTAGTCCTTACGGAGTTTCTGTGCTTCCGCCTCAAGTTCTTCCGCCCGCTTCAATCTCTCGTCTGACATAGCCGGTATCCCGTCGCCTCAAGAAAACAGACGCGGACAACTCACCGCGTCTGCGCTTCCTTTACTTTTGCAATGAAACGATAACATCAACCAGGGTCGATGCGGATAAGGCTGGTGGTTTGTGCACAAACCTGCTTGCCGCCGATGTCGACGAGCCACTGTCGACGGCCGCGCTTCTTCACCAGGATACCCACCACGTCGACCGTCTTGCCCTTGTCGACCGTGTAGCGCTGGCTGAGCTTGACGGTGTTTCCCGCCTCGAAGGCGACCTGGGGCTTTTCATGCCCCCTATCCCGTCGCTGATAGAGCTTGATCAGCTCGACGCGCTCGACCTCCCCCACCCTCTTGCGGACGTGCTTAGCCTCGTTGGGCTTGCCGTCTGCTGCGATATAGCCGCGTGCTACAGGCTGGCGGCGACGCTTGACGGTCTCTACGGGGAGATAGGCCCGGAAGCCGGCCTGGCGCAATTCTCGGGCCGCCTTGAACTCCTGCTGCGGCGGGACGCGGTAGACGGTGATGGTGCTCATGGGTTCAATCCCTTCTTCGGGAGGGACGCTGGTACTTAGGCCTGATCCGATTTCGACTTTTCGCGCTCGACGCTTTCGACCAAATCCATAAGCGCAAGAAACACTCCACACGCGGCGTATGTCCAATCGAACGCGCAGATCACAAAGAACAGCATGTAGACTAGCGATCGAGTTTGCCGACCGTTGTCGAGGTTGATGAACATGATCTTCTCCTCTTCGGGAGACGCTGCACGCGTAGGCTGTCAGGTGACCTTCCTCTGCTTGATGACCCAAGCTAGGGCGATGGCCATTGCTTCAATCAACTGCTGATCCGTGATCTCGGCGCGCTTCTGATACCGGCGGGCTGCGATAACGATAGCCGCTGGATCGCCACCCACCATGGAGCGCAGCGAGAACTGTGCCATCCTTCTCTCCTCAGGTCTCTCGGGGCGGAATCAACTCGTAACGCTCGTGGACCGGTCCATTGAAGCGGATCCTCCGAAGGTGCCCCCAATTCACCAAGCGAATGAGCACGTCGGTAGCGCCGGAACGCCATCCCATATGCCGTTGGATTGCCGTGGTTGACGGAATGCCATGCCCTTCCTCGACGCTTTGACGGATGAAGCGCAAAACCTCTTCGGTGCTGGCCCCATGTCGCTTCTCCTTTGCGACCATCTTCCCCTCTCAGTGTGCGTAGGAGTCTGGATCGTGCTTGATGGTGATGGCAACGCCGCGCGCGAGAACGAGCGTTCTGACGTCTGCCTCAACAGCGACATGCCCGTCCGTTGGATGCCCACACTCAGCGCATTCAATGAGGCCATCACGCGCAATCGTGAAATGAGTGCAGCCGCACTCGCATTGGATGATGTCGGTCTCGGATTTCTTCACGTCTGTCTCTCCTTGGAGCGGGCACGGCGAGTACGAATGCGAAGTGCGACCTCAAGCACGATCGCGCACGCGAACCACACGCCGATGCTAGGCCATGAGAGTTGTGGTCCGATGAGAAACAGACTGAGCGCGGCAAACGCGAACGCCCATGTTTGGTCAGTTAGGAATTGCAGGGTGTTCATCGTGCGGCCTTCCATTTCTTCTTCTTCGCCTTGATGGCCTTCACGTGAGGCGGGAGCTTCTTTCTGGGCGGATCGATTTCGAGCTTCCCGTCTTTCATGCGGGCGTTGGGGAGTTTGATGCGGTGGCCGGTCATGGCGATCTTCTCCGAGATCAGGTCGAATAGAAGGAGTTCAGTGATCACGCTGCCCTCCTGAGTGTTCTCGTGATTTCAGATCGATATGGAGTCATGCTGCCCTCAGCTTCAGAACTATCCGTCTGCGCTTATCCTTGAACCGTCGCTTGGCTCTCCGCTTCTTGGGACGATAGTTTTTCAAGCCGGTGAGCTGGGCGCAAAGGTGAAGGCGAGATTCGAGAGTCATGTCGGAGCTCCCGGTTTGCGCCAGATGAGCATGACGGTTTGGGCGTTCTCCTTGTGCTCGATCTCCCAGCCCATGCCGATGTATTCCCACATCATGTCGCGCCGGACACGCTTGCGGATCGGCATCGTCTCGCCGCGGGCAAGATCGGCAAGCAGATCGTCGATAGCCTCAGCAAAGGTCTTCATGCCTCGTCTCCCAGGATCTCGTAGCCGACACGGCCGACGCGGAATTGATTGAGCTGCGTGTTAAGATAGAGCTCGGCGAGCGTCGGCTTGCCCATGCTCTCGTGGTCTTTCAGCTTGTCGATGTGGATCAGCGTGGGGCCTTCGAGGTTGCGCCAAAGACAGACGCCAATGTCCGCCTTGTTGCCCCAATGCGCCGTGTCCGCGCCGTCATTGAGCGTGAGCAGGCCATTCTTGGCGAGCCGCTTCTCGACGCCATCCTTCGGCGGATGGGCGCAGACGATCATCAGCAGGTTGTAATCGTCGGCGAGGGCTTTCAGGTGCATGATGAACCGGCCCATGTAGTCGGTCTTGCTCTCGCCCCGCGGTACCTGATGGTCGATCTCGTTGACCGGATCGATGCAGACAACGCGAACGCCGTAGACGCGCACGGCGTATTCGATGCGGTTGAGCAGGTGATCGAGATCGAGCGTCTTGCCCCGCTTGCGGCGGAGGAAGCAGGCGCACTGCTCGATTTCCATGTCGGCGCGGGCCACGTCCTCATCGGTCCAAAGGCTCTGTGCCTTCCCGATCATGTTGCGCCGCAGGTCGCGCATATAGCGGGGCTTGATCTTTTCCTCGAAGCTGGTGAGCAGGAACTTCCAGCCGTGGAGCCGCCAGAGGTTCACGAGAAGCTGGCGCAGGAACACAGATTTGCCCGAGCCATAAGGGCCGATCACCGGCATGAAGGCTGGCGTGACGATGCGCCAGCCGTGATGGTCGAGGCCACCGAAGCCCGTGCGGAACGTCTCGACTGGTCCGGCTTCCGGCACGTCCGACATGCGGCAGATTTCATCGGTCCACATCGGACGCGCGGTCGCGATCGCGGTGTTGATCGCATCCGGTGTCGGGTCTTCCGGGTACCAGTTCCAACGGCAGCGCGTGTCGTCGAGGTTCATCGCGATCGAGTCACGGACGTGCTCGCCGCGCTCGGGGACCAGGATCACGAACGACTGCCAGCAATCGATATGGGCGTGCGTGCGGCCGTTGCTGTCGACGAGATCGGATGGGCTCGTGACGTTGCGCACGGTTTTGATTCCGGCGCTGCGAACTTGATCGAAGCACATCTCGCCAAGAACGAGCACGAGCGTGCCGTGGAGAGTTGGGGTGCTGTCCAGCATCAGGTCCCCCAACGCGAGAGCTTCGGCTTCTTCGGCTTGTCGCGCTGCGCGGCGATTGCGAGGGCGTTCTTCTGCCGTGTCTTCGAGTCCCGGACGATGTGGGCGAGCTTGGCCTCGACCTGGACCTTGAGCGATTTGCGGCTGCCTGGGTTCACCGCGGCATGGGCTTCGCGCAGCGCGTTGGCGAGATCATCCTCGTCGCCGCCGAACTGGTCGAGCCAGTCTTGGCGGGTTCCGTTGACCAGGACGAGCTTTCCGTCCTGGACCTCGATGCCGTCGTGATCGTCGACGGTAGCAAACGCTGTTCGCCAATCCAATGGTTGGCTCGAAGCCCCCATCGGGGGTTTGGGGGTATGTTCTATTGATGGTTCAATGACGGTTCCTTTAGTGGCCGCACCCTGTGCGGCTAGGGTGGCCGCATCAGGTGCGGCTAGGGTAGGGGCATTTTGCGGCTGTCCCCCTGGCCGCATTTTGCGGCTATCCCCTCCCAACATCTTGGGGGTCGCCTTGTCGTCGACCACAACGGCAACCGTGTAGCAATTCGAGCGAAGGCCGCCCTTATCAGCGAGCCTTTGGTCCTTCGATAGCATCCCAGCTTCGATCAAACGCTTGATGGCGCGGTCGACCGTATCGACGCTGCACATGCCGAGCTTGGCGAGCGTCTTGCGCGCCGGGAAGCACTGGTGATGTTCATCGGCAAAGTTGGCGATGGCGATCAGAATGAGCTTGTCGACTGGCATCGCTGTCGTCTGCTCAAGGGCCCAGCCCATGGCTTTCGCGCTCATGCTACGCCCTCCGGGGTGGCATCCCTCAACCATTCCCGATCGGCATCGATGTGGATACGCTGGTGAGTGAGTTCTGGATAAAATTCGTCGATCAGGAATTGTGCGGCGATCAGGAGATTTTCACGTCTCGTCTCGGCCGTATCATCCGGGTCAAAAAATGCGAGGCTAGCGATTGTGGATGCTAGCTCGATGTCCATGTCAGCTCGCGTGTATTTCTTGATTTCGCCTTGAATTTGGGCCATAACAATCTCCGTTACTTGCTACGTTCGATTGGACACTGGACAACGCATTTTCTCGGCGGCGCTCTTACCCGGAGGCCGCCGAAACTGTTTTCAGGCAGGCTCCAGGACTCGCAGAGCGGTACGCAGGATCACTTCTGGTGCGATGGCCCGCGGCTCGAAGCTGGGGCGCACGGGGGCTCTGACAGGCACTGAGCAGCGATGCAGATGGCCGGCGCAGTAGGACGTTCCCTCGACATGCTGCTTGCCGCAG